GATCGTATGCAGCGTTGGTAGCCATTACTTCAAGATGGGAAACAATCTTGACGTGTACGGATAGAAGACAAGTGCAAGTAAGACGATCAAGACGATGACATCAAAGGCTGCGACAATCTTCTTGTATTTGATAGGGAGTGGAGGGTATTCAGGAGGCACTCCACCGTAGGGTTTGAACCAGCCAATCAGGGCTCCGAAGAACGTGGGTCCAAGCTTATCATTGCAATCGTAAATGTAGTCATACCAAGCCATCAAGACATACGCAGTCATCGCAAGAATAAATGCAAAGACAGCTTCATGTTGCCACGCCTTCTGATGAGGCATGAAATAGACCGCAAGGACAAATGCCGAAAACACTATGCATTTCTCATTGAGGTAAAGTGGTGTTCCAAACAGAGCGAATCCCATTATTGTATGTAAAGAAGTTACTCATCATCGCCGCCCTTCTTACTCTTCTTGACTAATCCAAACTTACCCTTGCGTGTCTTGAAGCCAAGTTTAACCAATCGGTTCTCCTTCTTGGCCTTCATGGACTTCTTACGCGAGACAATACGTCCTGCCTTGTTGTATTTAAGGTCGCCCTTGGTGAGTCCACCAGGGGTCTTATCGGCTGTGCCATGCATGACTTGTGCGCGTGAACCAGTTGTCATTTCTATCTTAATGATAATTTATTCTTGGATCGGTTGATGAAGTGGGTGAATAAGCGAGATTGACTTGGTTGGACTGGTTCAACATACCCAGGACCTTCAATTCTTCCGCAGTATGTATCGTTTGACCATGGAAATGGAAAGGTTACTAACTCTTCTGGACCTGCTGTATAGTTTACACTTGAATGTGCAAGAAGTGTATGTTTCACGCGAGGCCAAATGTATGTATTTAAGAACGTTTGATCTTTACCTGCATTGCCAATGTTAAGTTGTTCAGTCTTGTAATGGTTAAAACATAATCCAATAGGAACGTTTGCAGACTTCTTTAATCCCCAAAGTCCTCCAAGCATAGGAATTGTATGCATCATTTGATCGCGAATCGTATGTGCCAGTTTGGGAGAGTTGACAAATTCATTGATTGCCCAACGATCTTTCCAATGAATACGACTGTCTGCATCACGAACCATCATAAGTTCTACATCAGGTTCTTCAATGGCTAAGAACCTATAAATCATATTGATCGATCCCATTTCATTGGTATATCGCACTCTTACATCGACTGCAATCAATGTATATACGAACGATTCAGGTACGTCATTGCCAATGTAAACGTACACACACCAATCAGGAAAATATGTTTTGACCATTCGAATGTTCTCGAGAAGTCCAGTGTAATACAATGGGTTTGGTGGATTATACAAACAAAATGAGAATGCTTTCATTGTTATTTTGAGACAGATAACAATATAAGAACTATGCAAACTACTGCACTCCTCTACTTTCATCAAGGATGGGATGATATCCTAGTCTGTTTACCACTCATCAATTACCATGCAAGTCGCTATACATTCTTATACGTGTTGGCTAGACAAGACGCTTGGAACCTTCTTCAGTTTTATATCCGCGGTCTAAAGAATGTGAGTATCATCTACGCACCTCTTTCGGAATTGAACGTTCACGGTATTAAACTTGCAAAGCTACCTGGAGCAACTCAGTTACTTCATGGACAGTTTGATGGTGGACGTATGCAGCAGTTTTCAGCAGATCATCCTAAGTTAAAGATTGATCAACTTTTTTACGAAGCCTATGGTCTTCCATCACGTCAACGGATTGATAGTTTCTCATTTTACCGTGATCCAATCACTGAAGAGGTTGCGTATACCCAACATGTACAGACTAAAGAGCCTTATAGTTGTATACACGATGAACCCTTGAACAACAAGTTTGTATGCGAAGGAGGTGAATCGTTCGTAGACTTGTCATCTCTTACTTCCAATATGTTTTTTGACGCTATACGAATTCTTCAACACGCAAAAGAGATCCATTTAGTCGATTCAATTTGGGCAACTGCATGTTTCATGATGGATGCTAAGTATGGACTATTTCATCAAATCCCGATCCATGTCTATTGCTATGACGGAAGTGAAGGAAAATTCGAAGGATGTCCTCCAAATTGGGTTCTTCATTCTGCAAGCGAATCACGAGCCAAGCGTGATAAAACTGGAGCGGCGTTTGTCTCGTTTGCGAACGGAGGATATGCAGATCAACAGAGTGTTCTTGTGTCCTCGATCCGAAGATACAGTCCTGAAATTCCGGTGTTTCCATTCACAACGTTTGAAAGTATAGGAAGCCCACATCATTCCGAGAATCCTTATGCTTTCAAGGTCTATGCAATTCAAAAGGCACGTTCACTTGGGTATTCAAAGGTTATCTGGTGTGATAGTGTTCTTCGACTTACACAGCCTATCCAGAACTTATTTCCAGAAATCACCAAACATGGAGCCTATCTTCAAGAAGACGGTTGGAACGTAGCACAATGGGCAAACGATCGAGCATTAAAGTATTTCGGAGTCGATCGAACTACAGCTGAATCGATTACTGCAATCTATGCATGTTTTATGGCATATGACTTTGATGTACCTATTACCGAAGAGTTCTTTCGACGATGGAAAAAGGCATGTGAAGATGGAATCTTTCAAGGTAAGTGGAAAAATGAGAATAATTGTGAAAGTAAGGATCCTCGTTGTAGAGGTCATCGACATGATCAGTCATGTGCAGAGCTCATTTCCTATCAATTGGGTATACTGCGTAGTCCGATGAGAGTTTTACCTGGAACACCTCGTTCAGAGAGGTATTTTACAACGTGGAAACATTTATAATAGAATGATCTCAGGTAGAGGATTTGCAGATAGATGTACATGGGTTCACGATCCACGATACCCTGAAAAGAGGGAGTTTTATTATCAACTCGCTAAGGACGGTGAGTGGGTATTTCTGAACGGTGATTACTTAAGTTCATTTGTGAAGAAACTACCTATCGTCCGAACCAAACGGTTCATTATCATCATACATAACTCAGATCGTTCGTTTGGAAAAGCGGAACTTGATACACTGCTTCCAATTGCCAATCATATCTATGCAATCAATACAATCGTTCAACATCCAAAACTCACTACGATCCCACTTGGATTCGTTGATAAGCGCCTTCAAGAGATTACATCGTTTAAGAAGTCGGACTATGAACGTACTATTGAAGTCTATTGTAATTTCAAAGTCGTACATAACGCACACAAGCGTCAGGAATGTATGGATGTGTTTAAGAATGATCCACGTGTTGTTGTTCGTACTGAAACTGAGTTTCTACCGTATCTAGATGATTTATGTCGATCGAAGTTTGTACTCTGTCCTGAAGGAACTGGAATTGATACTCATCGTGTCTATGAAGCTCTCTTATGTGGGGCTACACCCGTCGTTTTACGCAATTCGCTGTCCCACTTGTATGAGCGATTACCGGTTTGTATTGTAAACTCGTGGAATGATCCTTTTTATACGCCTTCTCAACCTTCACGATTTGACTTGGCTTATTTTTTGGGGTCTATATAATGCGAGTTGAAACTCCGTTATCGATCTATGGAGTCAATGATATTGTGTACAAGAGTGGAATCAGTTATGTGATCACGAACTATAACAATCCTGTTGTAGTTGATAACTCTACTGAGATAGTCTGTCCGCACAAATATACACGTCTCTACAAGGTTAATGATCGATATGTTACAATTAACGGAACACGTGTTAAGGCAAATGAATACCATGTAAACACTTGTAAATTAGCATTGACTACAATGGAACGTGGATCTGCCAGATGGATTACGAATTGGTGTGCATATCATCAACATATAGGAGCCGATTTCTTCTTGATCTACGATAACAATAGTACAGATGAAGAGTTTCAAGAGATTGTAGAAGCTACTCGATCATTTCCAGGGATTCTCTTTCGATGGACTTTTCCTTATACGTATGGCGGTTCCCCACAATTTGAACAACAAACCCATGCAATCTGTATTTCTAAACATAGTGTTCAGCGACTGGCATTATTGGATTTGGACGAGTATATTGTCATTGAAAAGGGAACATTAGATCAACTTATTACTCCGCCCTTAGTGTATATTTTCTGGTTATGGGTGGGTGAAGGAGGTATTGACTCATCAGACCCACGAGACTATACTCACACAAAGCGAAATAAAGAAGGTTCGTATTTTTGCAAAGCTATTTGTGATCCACTGCGATCTGAACTAGGACTTGTTCACAACGCATTTTGTCCTGGAATCGTGGGTATTCGTTCAGAAGCAGCATCACTCTTTCATTTCAGAGGGTTAACCAATTCGACATTGAGAAAATGTGATATGGAAAATCATACAAACTGTCTATATTGCGAAGTTGAAAACACGACACTCGTTCAAAGATGGCCTAGAAATATCAACTAACGTATACAAATGACTTATCATGGCGTTGCATTTTCTACAACCGAAACCATAAAAAATACCCAATACTACACAGATCAGATCATACAATCCCAAATTCCAGGTATCTTCGTAGAATGCGGAGTGGCTGCAGGTGCACAAATTGCAGCGATGCAAGAACGTTTGAATGCATTTAGAGAATCACGATGGATTTATGGATTTGATTCGTTTGAGGGGATCCCACTTGCGTCCGAGGAAGACGATGAACAACCTGGGTTACCAAACATGCCTCGTGTTAAATATACTGATAAACGTGAACTACTCAAGAGTTCAGGTGTCACGGTATGTAGTAAAGAGGAAGTACGTAGAAATCTTAGACAGTGGTTTCCTAACAACGATGAAAAAATCATTCTCGTAAAGGGATGGTTTCAAGATACATTGGGACCTTATACGTCTGTCATACGCCAATTAGGTGGTATCTCTCTCTTACGTCTTGATGGCGATCTCTACGAGTCAACTAAAGTAAGTTTAGAGCAGTTATATCCTTTACTGAATGTAGGAGGTGTTCTCATCATTGATGATTGGAATCTAGGTGGATGTAGACGCGCATGTCTAGAGTATTTTGAGAAAGTAGATGTTTCACAAGTGGACGCACCGTATGGAAGTCTTGCAGATGGACCTGCTTATTTCATAAAGAACTAGGGAAGAACTCTTGCGCTGTAGCTCCTACAGCACTATCATTCATTCGTGAAATATGACAATTGTGACGATATCCCCAAGTTGGATCACAGCTAACACTTGTTCTTGTAAACCAACGAAGTACAAATGCAACCATGGCATGAACCGATGCATCAAACCATCCATATTTGAGTATACCACCTTCTTGTTCAATAGCGGCTAGATAGCGCTGAACCAGTGGGTTTTTCCAGAGTGCGAGACTCGATAGATGAAAATTGTTATAGGGAACGTTATTAGCCCATGTATCCCCTCGCATCAAATAGTTCTCTTTGAGCATTTTCTTCAGAGAGACAAAGTCATGTTCTTTAACACCTTCCTTTCGTAGAAACTCTAACGTGAATTCCCATAGACTATGATCAGGCATACAAGGTTCTTCATTATACATCGTTCGGTACACGTAATCATATATGAGAAGTTCATGAACACGAGTTTCTGTAATATAGGGTTCAATGAAAAGCGAGTCATCATCCAATCGGATATAATGGGTATACGCCTGAAGCTGAGGATATGCTTGGAAAGGTCCACAAAAGAATCGACACATCATAAGATACCCTTTCCTACGATGTGTGAGTTCATTATAGTGTTCATCACCTCCTGAAAAATCAATTTGAATATACTCCTTAACAGGAGGAAGTGATGTCATGTCTTCTTCCGTATAGTCTTCATGGAAGATGAAGATGTCGGTATTCGGAAAGCATTGTTTGGTTCTTTGAAGGGAGACTCTAAGCATGTCCATTCGTAATTGTGTACCATATGTAAATGATCTCGGTGATGCAAGATAGACAATACAGAACGACATTTATATTATCTATTGAATTTTTGTTTGAATTTCAGACCATAAACGAGACGTCTTACGGATAAACAGAATATCAACCTGACATAGGATACCGTTTGCGTAATGATGCTCAACTATATCAAATGGTGCAAACCCAATATCGTCTACCTTACGTATATACTCTGCAAATCTAGGTGCACCGTGATTATATTGTCCTGCAAATGAGCATTCCAAAAGTATAACTTCTGTTTGTTTCAAGAGTCTATCACCTCCTTTCAGAATGTCTAGTTCTGCGCCTTGACAATCTATTTTGATATAGTCAAAGGATTCGTTTGGAAACAATGTATCCAATGTTGTCGTTCTACGAATCGTCGGAACTACAGTTGCATAATGACTAGTTCTCTCTTGAAATATAGAATCACCTGTCGAACCGTTTGAAAACCATTGAACATCTTTCACAGTATCGGATACAACTTGATTAATAATTCGATCCTTCATACTTCGTAAATATGTACTATCATTTGGTTCAATCAGTGTATACTTTGCTTGTGGAAAGTACACTCGTGTTTCGCGAGTCCAGTTTCCCCTAAATGCACCGATATCTAAAATCGTATGTGGTAACCATCCCATTGATTTGAGCTGTTTATACGTTTTATCCATTATTATATAGGGTTCTCAGTGTATAAATGTCTAAGCAACGCATTGCATTGGTCTTTAGTGGACAACCTCGTTGTATAGACGGTATTTCCTATGAAGGATTTCGTAAATGTATTTTGGATGAATACGACGTAGATGTCTACGCTCATTTCTGGGGAGATCTAGAATCTGATAAGTCAACAGGTTCCGTTAGCCAAAATATAGAACTGTTCAAAACACTCTATACTCCCAAGTCAATCCAGGTGGATAAGCCATTATTAGCTGAAGAGTTTCCTCTATCATTCATTGAACGACATTCCCCAATACCTATCACACGAGATAACGTGCTTGATCTAAAACCGTCAAACTGGGCATATTGGGTTAGAAATTGTGTATCCATGTATACCTCGATGTGTCGAGTATATGAGTTGGTGGAATCCAGTGGTGTAAAGTATGATTGGATTATCCGAACACGAACTGATTGTGTCTTGTTGAGATATCCAAGATTAGAAAAGTTAGATCCAGGATACATGTATGCTCCTGACTGGCATGGACCTCGTAATCCAGTCATTGTAAATCATGCTCTTATTGTTCCTCCTTCGATTGCTCCTACGTTGTTTCGAATTAGACATACGTTAGAAGGATTGCGTGGAAATATGGATGAGACATTCATCTATAATCATTTATGGTATCATGGATTTCTAGATCGTGTGCGAACATTACCAATGACTGTATTTTACCCTACACTCACTCGAAATGGAGTTCAGACAGACAAGCCTGAACCTAGTATGAAAAGTGAAGTTATAGACCCCCCTTATAGCATTAGTCCTGTTCCTCGTGTATAACTGGCACATCTGCTTGGAAAAATATCCAATTAGGATGAGATACTATCAAAGAAGAAACGAAAATGTCTTCATAACACGAGCCGGTGTAAAGTTCATATAACCATTTGACTGCATGTTCTTTTTCCAAGTATTGGTTGCAAATATGTCAACAAGTTCAGTCTTAGTCGTATACTGCGTACAGGCTGAACCTAGAACTTCAATATGTGCGCGTTCTGTTGAGAGTCCATAGGTTACAATAGGTTTCTCACAAACAGCAAATTCGCCACATGAAAGTCCAAAGGTTTCTCCTCGTTGACGAGCGTGAAGCATGACATCGCATGTGTTTATGAACTTCCGCTTTACGAATGCGTCGGTTGTTCGAGGGATGTATACTATACGTGGGTGATCTGCAAATGGTTTCGTGTTCATTGCTATAAAAAAAGCAGATGGGTTTGCGTTTAGAATCTCAACAATCGCAGAATACACAAACGGAATATCAAACGAATCATACGATCCATACCGTCCAATGACCAATGCATCTGTTGGAATAGTGAGTTCAGTTCGAAAGGATTCCGAATGATCTGCTACAGTTATCATGTGAGGTAAAATAGGCACGTTGGTTTTATGAAGTTCATTCAAAGTAGGACTGATCGCACAGTAGATATCTCCGTGAGGATAACGAGTCGTAAATACACAATGTACTATACATTTACATGCTCTAGTAGTAAACCAATCTTTTTCACCTGATTTGATAACATATAGTACATGTAACCGTTGTTCTCGAACAATCCGATCAATGTCTGGTTGTGAATTGATATACACTACTTTAAACCGTTTGGAGAACTTCTCATATATCTCCCCATTCGTCGTTCGCATATCGCGCGTTAGAATAACAGATGTGTTCCCTAGAAGTGTTTCATTGTAGTGTGCATAATCATAAAGTGCAACTTCAGTGCCACCATAGGATATATGATTAGTTAAGAATCCTACTCGCTTCATATATATTTCAGATAGTAATCAAACTTATCTCTTTTGACGAATGTCACTACCGACGCTTGAAGTTTGTAAGAAAATACTCTAGATCTTCAGGTACACCTAGCCCCCACATTCTCTTACAATCTTCTATTGTAATCTTCAATCCATCCGCAATTGCTTCATTGTATACAGGTACAGTGTAGAACTCGTTATTGACTCGAATGTTCTTTGAGATCATTTGTTCTGCAAACTTGACAAAGTCAGATCCACGTTTCCACATATATACACCAGTAGTTGCGTGGTCTGAGAACGGATCCTTTTCACGAACCTCGGTAACATAACCGTCTTTAATAGCAGCATAGGACCATTTTGGGTTGCGATCACCATCAAACGTAGAGATCTTACCATCTGCATCCGATGACAAGAACGATTGTACAAACTCACCTGCATTAAACTCAATGAACTGATCGCTATTTGCAATTAAAAGTGGAGTGTCATTATTGATCTGATTTTTCGCAAGTAATACTGTACAGGCTGCTCCTTCTGTAACCTTATGAACTACAATAATCGAACAGTCAGGTGCGATTGAACGAAGATATTCCTTACAAGATGCAGGGTAATCTGCACGAATGATAAACACAAATTGCGCACCGGTCACTGCAAGATTGTCAACCACCCATGAGATCATGGGCTTGCCATGAACCGGAATAAGTGGTTTGGGATCCGTGTATCCAGCTGTTGCAAAACGGCTTCCGTTGCCAGCCATCGGAATGACGATCGTGATCGGTCTAACAGCGTTCATTACAAACTCTTCAGTTAAAGACGATGGCGAAGGAACGCGAACTACTCTAGATCCACTTGCTCGTGCTGCTGCAAGACCTATTGGTGAATCCTCAAAGATCAATGTATCGTTAGGATCCACTCCGGCTTTCTGATGACAAAGTTGATAAATCTCTGGAGTAGGTTTTGGAGACTGGACGTCTTCATTTGACACCGTAAAGGTGAATAAATCGCCAATCCCAAGGGCATTGAGTGCAGCGTCGAGTGTGGCTCGGATACAATTTGTCGCACAGGCTGTCTGATATCCCTCATCACGTAAGCGTGTCAAGATTGAATAGAGTATGGGTGAGTTAGAAACTTTGGACACGGCAACAGATGTGAGATCCTGCTTGCGAACAAAGATATCATCGAATAGCAGTGGTGACAAGTTCTTATGGTCTTCAAGCATAGCGAGCTTCGCACGAGTACTTCGACCATTATACATCGATTCATGTTCCTCTCTCGATATACAAAAGGTGTCTCCAGCTACTTCACAAATGGCTTGATTGAGTGTTTCATAATGAACCTCGCAAAAATCAAGTAGGACACCATCTAGATCAAACACAATCAACTTCATTTTAAGGAGGGTGAAGTATATATTTTATGTTGATTATTGCGCATCGTGGAAATACGAACGGTCCTAACCCAGAAACAGAAAACAAAGAGGAAACGATATCCTCTGCGATTGCAGAGGGGTTTGAGTGTGAGATTGATGTATGGCGCATGAATGATCAGCTATGGTTGGGACATGACGAACCTCAGTACACTACATCCTTATCCTTCTTAACTCAATACCGTAACGTGTTATGGATTCATTGTAAGAACCTAGAGGCTCTTGCTTACCTAAAAAATGACTTCAACTGCTTCTTCCATGATAAAGATCTATATACCCTAACCAGTCGTGGATATATATGGGGAAACATCAGTAGTCCGTGTAATTCATTGGTTGTACAAGTAATGCCTGAACTGAGTGGAGTGTTTTCAAGTGAGTGCTATGGTGTTTGTACAGATTACCCTATTCGATACGCATCTATCCTCGTTTGAGTTCAGATGTGTGGGTTTCCCCTTGTTACTTATTTATTTTAAACTATACAGTCTCAACTATCACGTTTAGTTGGAGTATGCGAGACCGCCCATACCTGACATCACACGCAACACGTTGTAGTTGACTGCATACACGCGGACCTGAGCAGTGCGTCCAGATCGAACTGTGTTGACTGACACAGTGAGCTGAAGGGTTGCCTTGTCGATACGTGAGAAGTTGCAGGTGCCTGAAGGCTGGTGTTCCTCTGGCTTGAGTGCGAAGGAATACACGTTGATACCGACCTGAGGAGTTCGGCTGTGGTGTTGGTAAGGTTGAACGCGGTCGAAGTATCGTCCCTCGCGCTCTGTGAATCGGTCTTGGCCGTTGAGCTGGAGCTTGGCAACCTCAACTGGGTTCTTGCCTGAGCATCGAACACCTGAATCGAGGATAACCTTGGCGAGGAGGTAGTTGGTAGTGTCTGCAAAGACTTCGTCGCCTGCATCGGAGATGGAGTCCAACCAAGAGGCACCAGCCAATGAAGGACCGACTGCGATACCGACACCTGGGAGGTAAGGACCTGAAGGACCATCACCGGAGGTGGTAGGAACGACAGTGGTCGATGCACCGCCACCGAGGGATCCACGTGCGAGCACATCCATGACGATACCCTCAGTGGTAAAGTCGTCTGTGTAGTTGAATGGCTGGCATCCATTGACCTCGTTGATGAAGTTCTGGTTGGGTGTGCAGTCCACGAAGGAGTCTCGTTGAACGACCCAGACAAGCTCCTTGACAGGGTGGTTGAAGTTCAACTGGATCTTGTTGGAGGAGGATGTGATGGACTCCGCACCTGTGAACTGGAGTTGCTCAATCAAATACTCGTGGGTCTGTTGAGCAAATCGTCGTCGCTCTTCAGTGTCCAAGTAGACATAGTCAATGTAGAGGGATGCAGCAGTCAAGGACTGGATTGCAGTGGAGGCTGCAGTGGAGCCAATCAACTCATAGTAGGTGCAGTTGATCCATTGCTCGAACTCAACATTGATACGGACCTCGTGGTACTGGAGGGCAATCAATGGAATTGCAAGACCTGGGTTTCTGCAGAACCAGAATTGGAGAGGGATGTAGAGGGTCTTTGCAGGTGTTCCGGCACGAGGAGCGCAGGAGTTGGTGAGCTCAGCACCAGCGCAAGAGGCATCCAAGGCATAACCCTTCTTGTCCTTCATGAGGACGAGGTCGTGGGTGTTACCGATCATATCATCGAGGGCTGCAATGGTACCTGCATCCTGGGAGAGCTGGGTCCAGATCTGGAGCCAGTCACCATATTGTCGGTCAATTCGCTGACCTCCAATCTCGAGCTCAATGACCTTGAGCAGTCTGTGACCGATGTAGTTGAGCCATCGGAATCGGTTCAAGTTGGTGGAAGCTCCACCACTGAGATCGACTGCTGGGAGAACAACCTGGACGTATGTGCGGTACATCAAGTCGGCGTTACGGTTGATGACTGCAGTGACACGCTTGTTGAAGTCGGCTTGGCCGTTGAAGGTGACTTCAATGGACTCCATGGCGAAGTTTGTATGGCGCTTGTAAAGCACCTTCCAGAAAGTGATTTGAGGATTGCCGGAGATGTAAATATCCTGCGCACCGTAGCTAACAAGTTGTAGAAGACCGCCACCCATGTTGTTGTGTCTCATGGCAAGAAAGTTTTTTTCAGGAACGATGTAGGAAAAAAGGAGGTTTAAGCAACACCTCCGCTAGACACTAATGGATGAAGATCAAGCGTTAGCAGTGGGTGTCGCAGTCATGGTCACGATAGCAGGGTTATGCTGTCTGGCATGTGGACTACACAGGTTATTCATTCGAGAACGAATTATTGAAGACTCTACATCGCTTCTAGCATGAAACTTTCAGGGTACATGCGACTCTTTAAGAAATGGACCCCATCGGAATCGTAGCGATTGTTGGAATCTTAGTAGTAGCAGGATGTTTTGGCTATCTGTATCGAAGAGATATGCATCGTTACAATACGAAGATGTCTAAATCACCCTCTAGTGAAGGTTTGAATACAATGGTTCAACCGGAAGACCCTGCATAGACTATTCCAATATCATTCGAGGAACAATATGCATTGCTTCCAATTCTTGCATCCAGAGCTTCATCGCATACGGTATCGTCTTGTTGATGAATTCGGTCTTGTTACCACACGTTCCACAGGAGTAGATCGATTCCTCTTCATTCATAATCGCAAGAGTTCCACACGTCTTACAAATGCCTGTAGGGAATGGATCCGACATATCCATTAATCGTTCTTTAGTAAATGCAGCTACACCATGAGACAGTAAGCAATCACGTTCCATCTCACCTACACGAAGACCACCATCACGTGCACGTCCTTCACACGGTTGTCGTGTTAGACTGACAATCGGTCCCTTACCTCGACTGTGCTTCTTATCAATTACCATGTGCTTCAAGCGTTGATAGAACGTAGGTCCCATAAAGATTTCAGCTTGCATCATTTCACCAGTCTGTCCATTGTAGAGGATCTCATTGCCATACGGATGGTATCCAAGATCCAACATATGTGCTTTGAGATCTTCAACCTTCAAGTGGCTATACGGAGTTCCATCACCCAACGTTCCTCGTTGAACACCTACTTTTCCAAAGATGTTTTCCATCAATTGTGCAATCGTCATTCGAGACGGAACTGCGTGAGGGTTCATAATCAGATCCGGACGCAGACCACTTTCCGTGAATGGCATATCCTCTTCATTTAACAACATACCAACCGTTCCCTTCTGTCCGTGCCTAGAACTGAACTTGTCTCCGATCTGAGGAATGCGCTCAGAGACTACACGCACTTTTACAAACGGATAGCCATCACTGTTCTTGTCTTGCCAGACTCCATCCACACGGCAAGGTTCAGTGTTCTTGTGTGTAGTGCTTGCATCTCGATAGGCATATCCAGCTGAATCGTTGCGAAGATTGACAACCTTTCCAATGATCACGTCATTTTCCTGAAGTGTTGCGTGTAGGATTGGAATTCCAGAGTCACTGACACCTGCATACGAAGTGTTCTTGTATTTGCGTGTCAAGTGCTTCATTGGTTTCATGAACTTCTCTTCACGTCCAGAGGTGATATTACGATGCTCTTCATCCTTGTACATCGTGTAGTAGAGACCTCGCATGAAGCCACGATTGACTGACGAACGGTTCATGATGATGGAATCCTCTTGGTTGTAGCCTCCATAGCACGCAATCGCAACAATTGCATTCATTCCGTATGGCATCTCGTGCATCTTGAGGATGTTCATTGAACGCGTCTCTACGATTGGACGTGTCAAGGAACACAAGAGATAACCGTTCTTATCAAGACGTTTTGCATAGTTTCCAGCATAGACACACATTGCTTGTTTACCCATCGCCGATTGATAGGTATTTCGTGGAGACTGATTGTGATCGGATAACGGAATGCTGCTTGCCATATGACCGATCAACATGCTTGGATGGATTTCGTAGTGGGTGTGATGAGGTGTCATCGATGCAGCATCCAACGCAATTCGCAAGGTTTCTGTTTCCGACGCATCAATATATTCAATACACGTCTTCATCCAGGTATTCCAATCTGCATTGCGTTCTGGCCATGCACATCCTACTCGAAACACTGGACGGACTAGACGTCCTGCATCGGTTTCAATGACAATGGTGTTCATCAACGTATACCAGGCGATGGATACGTGAGGGTGAATTCGGAAGGAATGTTTCGCAGCACGTAATTGATCGGCAAGACGTTTAGGTTCGTGTGTGTACCCAATGATCACTCCATTGAGCGTCACTGCAGTTCCATCGTAGACACGTGCAGTGTCCACCCACGTAATGCTTCCTTGGTCCTGAAGAAAGTGAAGCAATGTGTTCGAGGGAATGTGTTGACTGATGCTGGTCAACAAGCTCATATTTTTCACAATACCCACTGAATGACCTTCCGGTGTCTCGACTGGACAGACAAAGCCCCACGACGTTCCGTGGAGTTTACGAGGCGCCAACAACTTGCCTGACTTTTCGACCGGAGTTTGGATACGTCTCAAGTGACTTAGTGTGGCAGTATAGGACATACGTGTCAACACTTGTGAGACACCTACCTTGGTCGCATTGGATAACGAAGTTGAACTTGAGGTTCCAAGTCCTTGAACGGTAAAGTTTCCAGTCGCCAAAGCCTGTTTGAGTTTGCCT